GTTCGCCGAAACCAGAAAAGTTCGACGTGGCGAGGCAGCATCTATATTTAATGGTGCTCGGTTTAAAATCGGCTCTTTAATTTTAAGAGTAACCAAAATTTATGGCAGCACAACTGACGAAGGCAACGTAGTGGCTGTACTTGAATGTGAGCGTACAGGCAAGTTTCCTTACACAGCCGAATCACTGCAACATCCAACACTTATTTCCTCACGAGCCCGAGATTTAGAGTTTTCCGTTGGAAACTTAGAAGCCCAAGTAGCGGATCTAGAGTCTGACAAAGTTTTGCTCACGGAAGCCCAAAAGACTCCCTTTATTGACCCGGACTCGGCTAAGTATGAAAAGCCTGGAGCCGACATTGAAGATTATCCAGGTTTTGGAGCCGAAACCGTAAGTCAAACAATAAAAAAGTACAAAAAATACATCAAGGCAACTAAGACAGTTGGGTGGGCAGGCAAAGCAATTAAATACATCGACAAAAAACTTGTCAGTCAAACCAAACGATTGGAGAAAAACACAGCAGCTCTTGAGAAGCTCAATGTTCCTTCAGCTCAAGGGTATTACCTTAAATGCCTGTCGCATATTGAAGAGGCACACTATGCATCAACTACAAAATGCACTGGCGTGGACTTTGCCCTGAAGATCAGGGCGTATCGTCGTCTGAGCGGTCGTGCCAATTTTTATGGCACAAATAATGTTAGCTACAGACTTAAGTCCAGTGACAACGGTTTACAACCTCGTACGGTTATGTTCCGTGTGTTTTGGCGGTTCGCTGGCGAAGGCGATTACATAGCAGTTCCGTATATTTTCTGCGCCAGAGGCGCAACTGAGCAGGAATTATTCACGTTCTTCAATCTAGTCCACACCAACTCCAACGGCACTCGTGCAGCCGAAGCAAAATACTGGGAAGTCAAACTAGAACCAGTTATTGATAGCAGTGCAGAATTAAACATCGCCAACTATTGCTATCTGCTGCCAAACGGCACCGAACGCACCCTTACGGCTGGTAGATCAACTGTTCGAGTGCGTTTTCAAGGAGAGGTATATCCCTACAGCGATTTTCCGCCAATCCAGAAATGCCCGAGAGCAATCTTTGAAACTGATGTTTTTAACTACGACACCTACTCACAAAGCTCTTTCTCGTTCGAGCAGAGTCCCGAAGTTCTGATTACTGCCGTTAATGAGCAACGACACGAGCCTTGGTCGAATTACTCCGATAAGCTTTATCAAGGCATTGCAACCCTAGGACTTCACGTCTTCGCAGCGAAGACCACTGAAAGCCTGCGAAACGTCAGCACTTGGGTCACAGAAGGGAAAACCCTTCGTCCTTTAAGCACGAACCACAAGCTATACACCATCGACGGGAACATCACTAAGCTCGTAAATTCGAACCCTTCAGTTTCATCGTCCTACGCACCCGATATTTTTCTGGACACCGTATTGGACGACGTGAACGGGATTGGTCAGTACGCATCAATCCATTCGGTTGATGTTGAGCAGCTTGCAAAAAGCAAAAAGTTTTGTGTCACTAATAAACTGTTTATGGACGGCGTGATCGCCTCTCAACAAAGCTGGCGCGAGTTTTGGTCAGCCAGTGGGGCGTTTTGCTTACTAGAACTGGGACGCATTGGCGGGCGAGATTCGCTCATCCCGGCAGTTCCCTACGACGATACGACAGGAGCAATCGAGAAAAAGCTGAAAATTTCAGCCTTATTTACCGCAGGCAATGTCCTTGAAGGTTCATACAAGGAAGAATTTATTGATTACGGAGCCAACGTTCAAGACACTGTATTGGACATTGTGTACCGCGATGCAGAACAAAACGACGTGTTCCCTCGAAATGCCAGCGTCGAAGTTTATCTGGCGGACGTTGATTACAAGCAGACTTTGCGCCAGAGCGTAGACATCTCACAATTTGTTTCCCGCCGTGAGCAAGCCGTACTGTTCGCCAAGTATCTAGCCCTTAGCAAGCGTCACATTCGCCGTTCAATTGAATTCAAAACTTTACCAACGGACAGCCCCGTATTCCCTGGCGCTTACGTCTACGTTGAAGTCGGCATGAACCAGTGGGACAACATTTACAGCGGGCGAATTGAAGCGGGCGGTGCGCTCAACGCCCCATTGCCTAGGGAAATCCCCAACGGGACGTACACCGTATTTGTGTACAAATCAGGCCAGGACACCGTTCAATTCAGCAACGTGCAAGTCAGCGGAAACACCGCATCTGCACTGGCTAGCCAAGCGGACTCACTGTTCGTGCTTGGTAGAACGGTTAAAAGCAAGCGAGTATTCCGTGTCACGGAAGTGTCGATGGACGAGGAAGGCGAAACCACAGTCCGTGCCGTGGAGCATCCGACCGACAGCGACGGCAACTCCTTAATTGCCCTGGGCTTGACAGCCAAAAACAATTTTTACGTTGACGGTGAGCTTGGTTAAACTGAAGGCATCTTTCCGCAGCCAGTCATGGCTTTCTTCACTGGCCGTACCGGCGCACTGTATTTAGTAGCTACCGGAAGCGGCGGCGTTACGCCCGCATCGTCCCAGCAAGTTTTGAAACTGCGTGACTGGTCGCTTGAAACCACGCTGGAACTGCTGGAAACCACCACTGTTGATACTGCCGTCAAGAGCTACACGCCCGGCAGCGTCAGCGCCACTGGCAGTGCCACGGTCTTGTATTACAGAAAGGACAGCGGTTCCGAAGTTGGGACCCAGTTCAACGTCTTGCTCAGCAAGATCATGAAAACATCGACGAGCGGTGTTAGGACCAGTGACCGTGTTGGTATAGCGCTGCGTGTTGGCACTACTGCTGGTAGCGGCAGCGATGTGAAAGATGACATTGTTTTCAACGCCTACATCACTAATGCCTCGCTCCAAGTGAGCACGGGCGAACTGACTTCTGTCGCTATTCAATTCACCGTGGACGGTCCCTTCCGCGAACTGATTGACGCATGACCTATTTTTTAGGACATTACGGCAAGGTCAAGCTGAAGCGTAAGGCGGCAGGATCTTTCCGCACAGAGGTTTCCTCTGCTGATGTAAATACCGTCCTAAACCGATTTAGTTTTGATGGTTCAGTTGAAAATCTGCTGACCGGCGATCAGCTGCGGATTGTCACGGACGACCCACGGGGGCTGGATTTTCTCCCTAGTTCGACGTGGCCTGACGGCGGTGGGGCAACTTTAAATGAAGTCATCGCGTACTCCAACATCAACGCAATCGGCGGCGTTCGTTTATTTGAGGCTTTCAGTGAAGCGATCAACAACGACCGCAGTTACGAGTATCCCGTAGAAACGTTTAGCGGTGACCCCATCGCCATTGATGTCAGTGTGTACGGTTCAGTTGAACGCTTGCTGGGGGACGTAACCGGTTTTTCCTTTAACACTGATCGGGAAAGCATGGACACCACCACGCTGTCCGACCGTTTCCGCAAGATGTATTCCGCTGGACTAATCAGCGGCTCTGGATCAATCGACTGTATTTTTAACACTCAAAATAGCGGTTTGGTTGAAAACTCGCTGCTGATGCTTCAGCTAATCAACCGCACCGATATTGGTAGTGAGTTCAGCTGTTTTCTGCAGCTAACCGAAGACGAGGCGTACCCAGGCACTCAAGACGTGTACTACGAGTTTGACGCGATGGTCACTCGTACTGGCGTGGAGGTCCGCCCCGATCAAACGATCAACTGCGCGATCGACTTTGTGACGACCGGCGAAATCCGCTTGCTGATCGGTGAGCCGTCTGGTTACATCCTCAAGGAAGACACGGATCGTCTGCGTCTACAGCAGAACCTAGACTTCCTCCTTACCGAAGTCACTGATTAAACTGCTAAGAGAATCGCTGTCCCTGGAGCTGGCGTGTGGCTGACCAAAGAATTACACAGCTGACGCAGCTCAACGAAGCTGACGTGGCCGCGCTTGACGTGCTGCCTATTGTCGATATTTCTGCCAGCGAGACCAAGAAGGTCACCTCAAAGGACCTGTTTGAAGCTGGTGCGACGCTTGCCGATAACTCAAGTATTGATCTTGCCAAGCTTGATCAGGCTAGTGCTACCAAGCTGGACACTGCCGCGCTTGCAGACGATCTGATCACAGGCGCCAAGCTGGCCGATGACTCCAGCGTTGTTTACGACAGCGTTGAACCTGGCGCAGATAATTTCCAAGGTCGCGGTTACGTCAATAGCACGACCAAATATCTGACGGTCTATGACGGTGCCGCGTATCAGCAAGTCGTTGCTCCAACCGCCGGCATTGAAGACGGTGCAGTAACCACCGACAAGATTGCTGCCAACGCGGTAACTACGGCGAAGATTGATGCGGCTGGCCTTGGTGCGGCAGCGATTGCGACGGATGCTGTAACCGAGACCAAGATTCTAGATGCAGCTGTTACCACCGACAAGATTGCTGACGCCGCAGTCACTACTGCAAAGATTGATGCGGCTGGCCTTGGTGAGGCAGCGATTGCGACGGATGCTGTA